CAAAGTGTGCATGGATATTGTGGAAGTGTTATTGTTTCAAATTCTTCTAATCATGGTGGTCGCATTTTGGGTATCCACATGGCAGGTTTTGCAGAAAATGATGTTAGTTATGGACAATTTATAAGTGCCGAAATTATTAAATCATTGAATGCAGAATGCCATGTTGGTTTCACGCATTACTTTGGCGACTATAAAACAATTCTTGATGATACATTTCAACGAGTAGGTACTATTGATAGACCTATTTATACGAATGCTAAAACAGGAATTGCACCATCGTTATTCCATAATGAAATCTTCCAGACTACTAAAGCACCAGCGAATCTCGGATTTACAGAAGAAGGAGAACATGTTGTGAACAAAGCTCTTAAGAAATATATGACACCATCTGTAGGATTTACTCAAGAACAAAGAACAATATGCCTAGCCCATTTACGAACACGATTTCGCCCTACGCGCAATATTAGCGAACTAGATATAAATACAGCAATATCTGGAATTATTGGGCATCCATATATTCGTGGCATAAATAGAAAGAGTAGTGCAGGTTATCCTTATGTACATCATACAACTGTAAAAGGTAAATATGATTTTCTTGGGAAATATGATAATTGGGTTTATGATCACCCTCTTGTTTTGCAAAACATAAATGATTATAAGATGAATGTCAAGCACTACAATAGACCGCAGTGTTTATTCATCTCAACTGCAAAGGATGAGTTACGAACGTTGGAGAAAGTGAAAGCAAATAAAACACGTAGTTTTGCTGCTGCTCCACTTCATTATGTAATTCTTTTTAGACAAAGTTATTTGGATTTATTTTCAAATATTATGGAAAATCGAATACATAATGGATCGCTAGTAGGTATAAATCCTTATTCTCGTGAATGGGATTATCTAGTCATGCAACTACAAGCTATTGCGCATCCTTATTCCAATCAATTCATTGCAGGTGATTATTCAAATTTTGACGGAACATTGGGTACTGATATATTGTGGGTTATACATCAATATATTGAAATGGTCTATAAGAGAAATCCTGAACAATTTCAATTATCACAGGCTTTATGGAGAGATATAACCGCTTCATTCCAAGTTTTCGGTAACATAATTATTCAAATGATGCGAGGACAACCATCAGGTAATCCTGGTACTGCCATTGTGAATACCTTGTTTAATTCCAGTATAGTTTTTCTAGCGTTGCATGAAATACTTGAGGATAAAGGAACTGTAGACGCTTATATTATACAAGAGAATCTCACGAGTCATTATTTTGGAGCTTTCTATGGCGATGATAATGTTATAGCATTTTCTGATAAATTATGTGAAATCTTGCAACCAGCAGATTTACAACATAAATTAGCGGAATATGGTTTGACTTATACCACCGACCTGAAAGATAGTACTGCTTTTACGTATAGAAAACTTACTGAAGTTACTATATTGAAAAGAGGATTTGCTCCAGATGAATACACTCGCACCTGGATGGCGCCATTAGAATTGGCATCCATCATGGAACCGCTTAATTGGGAAAAATGTGATCATTCTGATAGAGATAAACGAATTTTGCAAATGCAA